TTTTTGTCTTTGGGTAGTGGTTATATTGACGATGTGCTCTGCTCATTCACTGCTATTGATGGCGATAGATATGGGCTTGAGGGAATAGGGATCGGATATATCGAAATCACAACTCCCTTTCAAAGCAGAACAGGAGTATAGCAATAATGACTTGGTGGAATAAAAATTATAGACGCAGACAAGCAATTACTATTGATTCAACAGGGGGAGGAGGATCGCCTGCTACTGTTGATTTTGAAGTGGCAATTCCTCCTGATTGGGATGGTTTTTGGGATAATGTAAGATCGGATCTATATGATATTGTTGTCACAGATGCAAAAGGCAATCTCTCAAAATTCTCAAGGAAAGCAGGGGCCAATTATTCAGCTAGACGATTAACTCTGCAAGTTGATCTCTTTTCGATTGATAATTCTGCAACAGTTAATGTTGCATTTGTTTATTTTGCCTATGCTGATGAAAGCACAGATCGAAGTGTGGGCACAACTATAGTCAGCCCCTTAGATGCTTATATATTGCTGTCAGCCCCTCACAGCAGAATAGTCACAATTAACAATTCTGAAAATGCAATTGAAGTTCCTGCTCAATCATTTATCAAAGGGGAGCAAGAGGAAATTCATGTATTTTTTATTTTCAGTCGTTATCTTGCAAATCGGATTGAAGACTATAATGAACATGCAGACGAAGAGTCAATTAAATATGTGACTATTTGGAGTCTTGACAGTACCAATACAAATGACACAAATAGATATACTCTTGCTGATACAAGGTTTGGAAATGGTTTTGTTAGGGCTACTTTTAAGGGTGGCACAGGTGGAACTGATTATGCTATTGTCTGCAGATTTTATACAACACTATCTCAAATCTTAGAAGCAAGGGCTATTCTAAGAGTTAAAGATTTATTGCCTTAGGAGATCAACATGGCTTTATTATATGGTTTTAATTCATTTTTAAGAGTGGGCAAGGAGGCTGCATATGGCACTGCTCAAACTTCATCAACTCAAGATATTAGATTAATTTCAAGCACTCTGCAAACAGCACAGGCTATTGAGCGCAAAACTCACTTGAGCACTCCGACTTCTGCAATGCAGTCAGGTACTTTTCAGGCTTTTAGGACTGCAGGAGGCTCAATTGATATACCTGTGCATTATGACGGTATTGGAGCATTAATTGAGGCTGCTCTTGGCTCAGTTGCTAGTGTTGGGGCTTCTGATCCTGTCACTCATACCTATAGCCCCAATTTTGATTTGCCGTCATTGACAATGCAATACCAAAGAGGAACAGGCTTAACGAACTCAAGAGAGGATTTTACAGGCTGCAAAGTATCAAGTATGACGATCTCTTGTGAAGCAGGGCAGGAGTGCACAGCATCCTTTGAAATTATTGCTCAAGACGGGGCTGCACGAACTACTGACATAACTGCATCCCTCCCTGCTACTGATGGGGTTTTTCATCACGAAGCAGGATCATTGACTATGGGAGGAACTTTATCAATTGCCTCTCTTGACATTATCTCTTTTGAGTTGTCACTTGATAATAAGTTAGATCGTCGAAATGTGCTAGGCAGCAAATTAACAGGAGAGCCTGTTATCACTGATGTGAGAGAGGTCACTTTGTCAATTACTGCTGATGTCACTGATAATTCAATACTCACAGATCAATTATCTCAAAATAGTGGTGATGTATATATTGAATTTACTAGAACTGCAGACAGCAATCACAAATTCAAAATTCTTTTAACTTCAGCTATTATTGATGATTATTCTGATCCTGTCACTGCTTACGGCAGAGTTCAAAGAACTTTCACTCTTAGAGGCCTTGCATCAAGTGTGAATAACGGCTTGACAATAACAATCATCAATGCTAATACTGATCCTAGATACTAAGAGGCTAGTTAGTATCTGCTCCGATTATTTTAGTCATTTAAGGCTGTACAATGTGCAGCCTTTTTTATTTTGGGCTATACAGATTTTGAACTATTATACAAGGAGCAAATAATGTTGCAATCAATACTCAGTCAAATTCAAGAGCAATCTAATTTTCAATGTGAGATTTTTGGAGGCCTGCTATCAGTAAGGGGCAGAATTCTAAGCCCTGCAGAGATTGAGCAGTCTAGTCTTGCAAGCACTTTGATTTTGCAGTCATTTGGAGATCACAATACTGTTAACAAAATACAGCAACTATCAAAAGAACTTGCTGCAGAAGACCCAAATGAGCAAGCAATTGATGAAGCCCTCCAAATGCTGCAAAAAGTCAGCCCTCAACAATTACAAAAAGTCACTGATAATCAAGATAAGATTTTGATTCAGTGCATCAAGGAAGCAAGCAAAGATCAAGAGACTTGGGAGGAAATCAAATTAGTTAAGCATCAAGAGGATCAAGATGCTGAGAAGAATTTGCTTTGGGTCGGTATGCTATCAAAAGCAGATCGCTCTCTGCTGCTTGATAAAATAATGAGGGGTCACTCGGAGGCTGTTGAACAACTTAGTATGTTTCGCAGATAATGATGATTTATTTGATTTATATGATTTAATTGCAGCTCGTTATGGAGTGCTGCCTAGTGAAATCAAAAAATTGTCTTGGCACGATTTACTATTTTGTCTCAAATGCCTGAGAACTAGATCAAGACGATTCAATGAGACTGTGAAACGGTACAAAAAAGCAGGCCTGCAAGCCTCTTTATCTATAGCCGATTTAACAGATATGATATAGACTATAGGCATATACTCAATTGAGGGGGATATATGGCAGATACAGTTGTCAGTTATGTTTTGAATGTCAATACACAGCAGGCTCAAAAGGGTCTTGACAGAACAGGCAAAGAGGCAGAAGAGACTAGCAGAGATTTTAACAAACTCTCACAGTCCACAGATAAATTATCACAATCAACAGAACGGCTTGCAAGAGCATCAAAGAGTAATCGGCAAGGCTTTAAGAACCTAAGGAGAGCAGGGCGCGATCTTGACGGCTCTTTTGGTGATTTGGCTCAGGGGGTCGGGTTATTTAATCCTCAATTGGCAGGAATGTTTCAAACTCTGTCAGATGGTGCTTCTATAGCTGAGGGTGTTGGTAGAACTCTAGTTGGAGCATTGAATCCTGCAATGCTTACTGTTTTAGGTACTACTCTCTTAGTTGGTGGTGCATTTTATGTCATGCACAAAGAACAGGAAGAGGCCAAAGCAAGAGCAGAGGCCTTGAAAAAGGCAATTGAAGACACAAATAAAACAATAGCAGAACAGCAAAAAATTCTTGAAAAAACAACTGAGGCATTTACTGATTATATTATTGATGTGAATGAAACAGGCAATCAACTTGCTTTGCTGACAGGCTCAATTTCTCAATATGATTATGAAACTGCAAAAGCGACTCAAACTGCTGAGGAATTTAAGAGTGCAGTGAGAGGCACTTATGAAGAGGAGCAGGCAGCACTCAATGAGAGCATACAAGCAAGGAAAGATCAAGCAAGGGCTATCAGAATACAAGTTGCAGCCCTAGAAGAGCAGCGAAAAATTGAGCAGTCTTTATCGCAGAAATTAGGAGGGCAAGCCCCCCAATTCAAAGAGATGGGCCTTGAGGAAAGAAATTTGCGCAATCAATTAAAAACTCAAGAGGATTTGATAGCCAAAGAAGAAGAGAGACTTGCAATTGCTCAAAAGCAAATCGGCAATATAGTTGCTCAAGGTAATCAAATAGAAGAGAACTTAACAAAAATTGCCCAAATTAAAGAACAGCGAAGACAGGAAGCAGAGCAAGAGCGCAAAAATGCTGCTTATAGAAGTAGGATAGCCAAAGAGGAAGCAGAGAGACAAAAGGAACTTGATAAGCAAAAGAGAGAGCAAGAGAGGAAGCAGCAAGAGGCTTTGAGATCACAGCAGGCACTTGAAAATTTGATTTATACTTTAAATTATCAGCAGGCCACAGAGAGACAAAAAATTAATATGAATCTCAATAAGCAATTAGTGACCCTCAAAGAACTTGAAAGCACAGGGGCAAATTCTGTTGATGTTGTTGAGGCTGAAAGGCTACTCAGAGAACAGGCCCTGAATGATCTCAATGAAATTACAAAGAGAGAACGGCTTATAACTGCAGAAAAGGAAAAGCAAGCAGAAGAGGAAAAGAAGAAGACTGAGGAAAAGGAAAAGCAGGCAAAACTTGATAAGGTATCTGCAGGCATCTCAGCAGGCTCAACTCTTGCTAGTGGTGATATTGGCTCAATGTTAAGTTTAATCAGTCCAATTGCTGGCCAATTTGCAAGTGCTTTGATCGAAGTAGGACAAAAAACACCTGCAGAACGCAAAGAAGAATTAATGCAGCAAGTAGAGGCTTTGAAATTGGGCCTATCGTTTTTGCCTGAGATATTTTTGTCAGTTTTGCCACAGGTTGCACTAGCACTGACTGAAGCTATTATTGATGGCATTTCATTATTTTTTCAAAATCTTGTGAATCTTATTAAGTCAATTTTCACACTTGACAGAGGATCAAGACAAGAGCGAAGAGAGAGGAGAAGCAGTTTTATTTCAGACTTTTTTGATCCAAGTAAATCTGCAACTTTTCAAGGGGGAGGCCGTTTCCTTGCCTCTGCTATGGGAGGCATCAGATATACAGGTGAGGCTAGAAGTGGCCTAGCAATGCTGCATCAAGGAGAGTATGTTGTGCCTAGAACTCAACAGGCTCCTCAGCAAGTGCAAAGAGACCTTGCAGGAGCAGGCTCAAA